GCAGGGCGAAATCGCTGGCGTGGCGGCCATCGAGCAGATCCGCGTCCATGCCGCTGCCGGCACCGTCATTGCCGGCGTGCCAGACGATGCCGCCATTATAGGCGATCGTCGTCGCGGTGACGTGGAGGCGGAGCAGGCCATTGCCCCAGATGCCCTGATAGAGCGCAAAGCTGCCGTCGTCCTGAGCACCAAGGTGCCAGGTGCGCGCGGCGATGGGATTGGCGGCGTCGCCGAGCTGGAGGAAGCCGTAACCTGTCCCGGAATGGGCGATCATCAGCCCCAGGCTGCGATCGGTGTGGCGAATGGCGACGGGTCCGGTGAAGGTATCGCCGGCGCGGTTGGCGGGATTGTAGCCGATCCAGTCGCGCACCGCGGCCTTAGCCGTCGCCGGCGTCACCGCGCGCTCCTGGTCTTCTCCGGCTTTCGCCTCGGCCACCGTCGCCAGCTCGATCAACCCCCGCCGCTCAACCGTCGCTGGGGGCATCAGGAAGTTGGCATCGCCGAACGTGATCTGGGCAGCGGCGATGTCCGCCAGCGTCACGTCCACCGTCAGCACCATCAGCGCCTGTGCCGACTTCTCGATGATCGGGTCCGCTTGGCCATAGGCGGCGAACAGCGTGCCATCGTCGAGGTAGAGCGCGAACGACCGGACGGTGTAGGTCGCCATCGTCTCGTCGCTGACGGTGAGGTGGATGATGCCGGCCGCGACCGCGGCGCCCGACACGGTGGTGATGCGCTTGATCTCGCCGGGCAGGGCGGCGGTGGCGACGGTGGCGGCGAGGGCGGCAGCGGAGACGCCGACCGATGCGATGCGCACCGCACGGGTGCCGCTGGCGTCGGCGTTGCGGAGGGCGGCGCGGCCGGCGTTGGTGATTGCGAGGATAAGGGCCATGCGGATCTCCGGTCAGGCAGACAGGGCGAGGCGTACGACGACGGCGGGGCGGGCAGCAGCGACCAGCTGAAGCCCGCCGGTCGCGGACAGCGCCTGGGTGAAGGTGAAGTGGGAGCGGACCGGCTTGGTGCGGCGCACCTCGGCGATGACCTGGTCGACGTAGGACGCCTTGCGCGCTGGCGGCACGATACCCTCCAGCGCCAGCACCAGCGCGAAGGTGTGGGGATCGCCGGCGGGCGCCATCTGCCACCATTCGCGCAGTGCGAGACTACCGCCGAAGCTGGCGACGACATCGCGCACCGACGATGCGGTGCCCTTGCGGCGCTGGATGTCGATCGCCTGGCGCACGCGGTTGCGCATCACCGCTTCGGGCCAGTCGCTGTCCCAGGTGTCGATCGACAGCGCCCAGGCGAGGTAGGGCAGCAGCCGCACCGGGCAGGTATCGGGGTCGACCAGCTGGCGCAGCGGCACCGGCACGTCGGACAGGCGGGCGGTGGCGGCCTCGATCGCGCGCTCGACTGGCGTCGTGTTGGGCGGCAGCAGGCTCATTCGCCGGTGCCGGCATGGGCGACGGTGATGGCGGTGCACCAGCTCGCCTGCGTCCGGTCGATGATCAGGTCCGCGGCCGGGCTGGCGATAGCTACATTGACGACGCCGTCGATATGCAGCGCGCCGAAGATGCCCGACCGGGTCACGTCGCGGCCGAGCAGATGGCAGGCGGCGACATAGGCATCGAGCCGGCGACGGCCGGCGGCCAGCACGATCGCGGCATCGGGGCCGGGGAAGGTGGTGACGGTGGCGTCGATCGCGTAGCGCAGGATCTCGGCCGAGCGCACGGTGACATGATCGGTCATCGGCCGGCGGCGATCGGCGGACAGGTAGCGGACCACAGTGTCGACCAGCTCGACACTGGCGGTGCCGTCGCCATCCCGCGACAGGATCGTCACCAGCACCTCGCCCGGTGCCGGGCTGGTGGCGCTGGCGTCGAGGACATCGGCTGCGGCGGTCAACGCATGGTAGATATACGCACCCTCGGGACCGGCGACCGAATAGCCCTCGGGCGCCAGCACCATCCGACGCCGGAAACTGTCGTCGCCCTCCAGGGTGGGCGCGATACCGCGGGCGGCGTCGCCGGGATCGAGGGTCAGGCGGGTGACGCCGAACAGCGCGGCGAGGTGATCGAGATCCGCACCGGTGGCATAGGCCGGCATGACGGCCCGCGCCGCATCATTGACGCGCGCGCGCAGGATGAATTCCCGATACGCCGCCACCTGGAGCAGCATCACCGCCGGATCGGATTCGATCGTGGCGTCGAAGGCGGGCAGGCGGATACGGAGATCGGCCAGCATCGCCGCATAGATCGCCTCGTAGGACAGCGGATCGATCACCGTCGGCGCCGGCAGTCGCGACAGGTCCACGGGCGTGAAGGCGGCGATATCGACCATGCTGCCGTGGTCGCGGGGCGGCGGGGCGGTTTACAGGGTGTCGTGTTGTGGGGACGGTCGCCACAACACGACTCGGCCTAACCCCGGCCTCTCCACCTTTTGTTGTCGTCTCCTATCGGACGCCTATATGGCCACGATTAACGGCAGTCGTGAAGGGACGAGAGCTGTGGCCGAAGATAGAATGAACCGTATTACCCCGGGCCATCCCTCCTTCGATGCAGAGGAGGCGACATGGGTTTGCGCCATTGTCGCGAAGAGTTTGGGAAAAGAGCCGGTCACATTGGAAGACGTGAAAGCCTATACGGACGAGTATGGCTGGGATGAATTTCCTATCTGACAGTATCAGCCGGCGAGATGCTCCAGCACCCGGTCGACGAGCAGGCCGCGTTCGGCGGTGGTGAGGCCGAGCAGCACGCGGCGGGCGTAGCGCACGGGCTTGGCCTTCACGGACGGCTTATCCATCGCGCCGTCCTGGTGGACGCGGGCAACGCGCGCAGCGGAGCCGATCCAGCCGACCCACGCCTCGTCGGCGGTGGAGGCCGCGCGCAGCGACTTGCCGTTGCGCAGCCTGGTGAACATCGCCCGCTGGCGTAGCTTGCCCTGCCGGCGGAACTTGCCGCCCGATTTCGTCTGCTCGTCCGCCTCGACCGGTAGCCATTGGTCGACCTTGTCCCAGAAGAACGAGCGGATGCCGCCCGCCTCGACATCATAGCCGGTGAGCAGTGGCCCTTGGCGCACCCAGCTCTTCATGAACACCTTGCGGGGCTCGGCCGCGCCCTTGGGGTAGAGGAATTTCACGGTGAAGGCGCCGACCGTGTCGGCACGCCTCGGCTTGCGCGGGGCGAACGCGTCACCGTCCGGCTCGCGCTGGGCGGCGATTCGCGCGGCTTGGCTGGCGCGGATCTCGCGCGCAAAGCCGCGCAGCAGCTTGCGGCGTTCGGCCGCGCCGACCTTGCGCAGCAGCGTACCGGCGAGCTGCTCTATATCGTCGAGGCCGTCGCTCATGCCGGGGCACCGGTGTCGGGGACGGTGGTGACGATGTCGGCGCGGTCGTCGGCCAGATCGAGCCGGCGCAGGATGACGCCGCAGATGCCGTCGAAGCGGTCGGGATCGGCAGGCAGCTCGTCGAGGTGGCGGACCTCGTAGCCGCCGCCGGCGGCGGGCACTACGGCGACGCGCTCAGTCAGCTGGAGCGTGATCGACAGGTCGACAGCGTCGCGATCGAGCAGCTCGGCTTCGAAGGTGAAGGGTTCGCTGTCGGGGCGGACGAGCAGATCGGGCTCCGCCTCGGCGATCCAGGCTAGGAGCGGCACGACGACGGCATCACGATCGCCGGCATAGTCCTGGATGACGACATTGGCGGCGTAGCGATATTCGAAAGACAAGCCGGTGCCAGCGCGCGCGGCAATGCGGCCCTGGTCGACATAGAGGGCGAGCCGCTCGGGCGCGTCGGCAAGGCCAGGGACGGCGCGGAGAAGCAGGCGGCGGAGGGCATCTGGTTTGCGCATGGCAGGACGATCATCGTCGTCGCGGGGCGGCGCAAGGGGGTCGTGTTGTGGCGGTGGCCCGGCCTGTCACCGGGCCACCGGCCGGGTCAGGCGATGGCGACGGTGGCGCGACGACGGCGCAGTGCATAGCCGGCCATGGCGAAGCCCGTCAGCATCAGCGCCCAGGTGGCGGGTTCGGGGACAAAGGTTGCGAAGCTGGTCAATCCCAGCCCGCTATCTGCGCTTTCGGACAGCGAGACCGCGAGCGATGTGACGATGCCGGTCACGCTGGTGTAGTCGTATCCTGGCAGCCCCTCGATCAGCAGGCTGGCGGTGCTGCACGACGGATCCACTGCGATCGTACCGGCAGTCGTCGGCAGGGTCGAGAACGCGGTGGGCGTGCAGGCCTTAAAGAAAACCCGTGAGTCCGAAAACACCCGGCCGCGCTGTTCGAATGTCAGGCCAGTGGCGCTCGTGCCGATCGAGGTATTTCCCGGCCCGATCCGGCTGGCGTTGAAGGCGTCGTAATAGGTGCCGCCACCCTGGAAGCTGGCGACCGGCACCGTGAACGTCGCGCCAAATGATTTGACCGCCGAGGTGAAGCCGCCAGTCACCGTCGCCCCGATGGTGTATGTCACATAGGTGGCAGCGTGAGCGCCCGGCGCAGCAAAAATCGCAGCGCTGATTAGCAGCGCCTTCATGAATGTCGTCATTCGTGATCTCCCTGTTGGCGGCATTCCGCCTGACCGGGACGTGGCGTGGATGGGGCGGGTGAGTCAATGCGCCAGCATTGGTGGCCGATCAGCCCGATCATCCAGTCGCCCGCGCGGCCTCCTCGGCGATCCGTGTTTCCAGCGCGAGCACGTCCGCCTTAGCAGCGGCGATACCCGCCTCCAGTTCCTCGCTGGTCAGGCAGGCGATGCCACGCGCCACGGCGGTGCGCCCGAATTCGTAATTGCCCACGATGGACCGGGCAGCCTCCAGCTGCCCGCGCAGTTCGTCAACGATGTGCATTCGCTCTCCCCTATGCGTTCAGTTTAGTTAGCGCCTTCAACATGGACCGCTGTTTCGGCGACCTTGCCAGCGAAGCATCCGTCTGGTTCAGCTGGAAGCCCCACGAACCGGAAGCCAGGCTAACCCCGCCGATCGCGTAATAGCCCGTCAGTCCGCCGCTGAAGTTATTGATCCAGCTGTCAAACCACAGGTCCATGGCTTCTTCCATGCCCTGTGACTGTTGAACCAGCGTGTTGAACGCCTCGTCATAGTAGGGTGCCGTTTGTGTCGGCTCGAACCAGTGCTGCTGTCCTTCGTAGATCCAATATCCGTAACCCCGCGCCTTCGCCCAGTTGCTGTTGTTCGTCACGTCCGCCAGCCCGGTGGGAACCGTGGATTTGGCGAAAGCAATCATCTTACCAAGATCGGTGCCCGGCCACTTCGAAGGCTGATCGGCGAACTGGACGTTAAAAAAATAATAAGCCGTACTGAAAATATCAAAGTTGCGAACGTTGTAGGTATCGTAAATTGCATTCGCCTCGTAAAGATTTACTGGAGACGCCGCGAACACTTTCTTCAGGCGACCGGCAGGAAAATTGCCGTCTAGGGCGTCGAACATCAGCTTGCAACGATATGCTTGCTCGGCAATCCGCGCGTCATTTTCCGGCATGCTGGCAGGGGCGCGGCCATTTGCCTTCGCAGAAGCCGCTGCCTGGCGGTAGATGCCGAAGCCCGAATTGAACCACTCGTTCGCCTTTTCGAACAGGGCAATGCGGCCGGGGTTCAGCTTCACGCCGCCGACCATGCCTTCGCCATAGAACAGGCCACGGGCGAACTTCGCATCGTAGTCGGGAGACGAAGCCGCAGGCATCATCAGCCAACCATCGCAGCCGGTGCGATTTAGGAACTCGATGATGAATTCGGCGCACCAGCCTAGCTTGTTCCTGTACGGCTTGGCCGGGGTGGAGCGGTCTGCAAATTCATAGTAATACGGCCGATCTGTCGGCAGTCCGTTGATAGCATTACTTCCCATCACGTCCATTAGCCGAACGTAGGAATACTTGCTGTAACGCGCGATACAGGCATCCGCGAAGACGCCGCCACCCCACGAAGTTGCCACTTCCTTCACGCGGATATTACGGATCGGGTTGGCCGGGTTGACGTTTGTGATCTTCACCCGCCCGAAGCCTTGCACGTCCCATGAATGATTGTAGTCGAATTGGATGCTGCGCCCCGATCGCACAGGGTTGCCGTAAGTGACGTTGCCCCCCTCCGCCAGACTCAACCATGCGGCATCGTCGCCACCTTCCCACGTCACTTCGCAGCGCGCGCCGGGCACGTCGCAGCGCCCGAAAGCATAGGTCGCCGACCCGCTCGCCGGCAGGCGAACCAGGTTTCCGTCCGCGTCGAAATAGGTGGGATCGTCGTTCAGGTACTCGCCGCCGTTCCGGTAACCATCGTTGAACAGCGCCAGGTCTTTGAAAATGCGTTCCGGCGTGCTTTCGGTTGCCTGGGTCATATTGGTGCCGATCCGCGCCCGACCTTCGGGCATGGCGGCCAGCTTCGTCTGCACGGTCAGCGGATCATTCTTCTGCCGATAGTCAACCTGCACGGACGTGCCGAATTCCGACACCGGCACGCCAAATGGCGCGGTCGCCGTGCATTTGCCCTTGACGGCATCGGACAGGATCGCATCCAGCCAGTCCACCAGGGTGGCGCCGCCCGACGATCGGATGCGGATTTCATATCCGGACGGGTTGCCCGTGTAGACCAAGCGCGCTTGGGGCCGATAGCCGTCCACCAGCGTCTGGCTATCAATCCGAAGCGGAACCGCAGCGCCACCATACTTGACGTTGGTGTATTGCATTGCTGCAAATCGGTAGGTTAGCGCGACGTAATTTCCGAAGCTGGTGTCCGTTGGCGCCAGAGCCTGCGAAAATATTTCATACCTCTCGCCACTCGGTTTGATCACCGTGAAAACAATTCGAGTTTCCAAGCGATCGACGCGCAGCCGATCGCCAACGACAGGAGTTGCCGCGACGGGATCGATCAGCACAAAAGCCGGATTGGCATTGTCGAACGTACCGTCCGATCGGCGCACCCCGCCTTCAAACCGATTTCCATTGCCGGATACGAGATTGAAGACAAATGCGCCGGCACCATCCGATCGCAGCCCGGCGGCAAGCGAAGCGCAATCGATCGGGCCCCCCGCCAACGTTGCTTCGATGAAATTAACCGGCGATTTGGTGTCGGTTGGTGCCAGGGAACCGATAGGCCCAGCGATTTCGAACTGCTCCCCGCCCGGATTGGCCTCCAACACGATCTGCGTCGCGGCCGCGATCGTCACATTGGTCGCCTGCGTGTTGGCGGACCCAGTCGCGTCGGTGACGCGCACGACCAGCCCGTTCATCGCGCCCGCAGCGGTGGGGGTGCCGGTGATCGCGCCGGTGGCGGGGTCGAAGGCGAGACCGGCGAGCAGCACGCCGCTGGCGAGGGTGAAGACCTTCGCGCCGGCGCCGTTCGAGACGATCGGCTGGAAGG